CTTCAAGTGCAATTTGCAACGCAAAAGCGTGTAGTTTGCAATTCGATTAATATTACGAGGATTCTCGAAATACAATTGCCATGGGTTGAAGGACTCAAAAAGTACAGTCCCTGTCCCCCATTCGAAAGAGGCAATTTTAAGGGGGCGGGAGAAAAACTCCCCCAAACTCTGATCACCCTTGTCAGTCACTCCGAATGTTCCATCCGGAGAACTTTCAACGTCATACTTGTAAGCCGGGTTCTGATCGGCAAATGAAGTGATCTGAGATTTGGTTTCCCTGCTCGGGGTTGCAATATCCACATTGTATGGTTCAACACCCGATTGGGGAAGGTACGAGGCATCCACCTCTTCCTCCATTTCTGTAGGAGGCACACGGTCAGTTTGGTTCTTATGTACAAAATTGGCAGTGATCTTTTGATTCAACCCACGCTCTCGATCAAAGCATGGGCCGGCGTTTCTTAACGAGCAGGCAAAGCTCAAAATTTTATCCCGTTAGGACGCCAAATCTCTGTGAAGCCATCGAACCAACAACGTTAAAACGCAAACGCTCGTCGGAACTTGGTAAACCAGCACAGAGATCAATTTTGCTTACCATCAGATTTGAAACTGGGTTGGGTACGAATCCAAATACGTAAAAATAATAATACAAACATATAAAACATAAATATATACAAAATTGGGACCCTGACGCCTATATAACGTCAAAATCAAAGGATGCATCATCGTTGTCCGTCCCTTCAAAGAGGTACTTTGCTTTCCAGGACAGAACACGTTGTGCATAGGAAACATCAAGTTCAGCGCATAGATGTTCCAAGGATGTCTCACGAGCAACATTCCGCAATTGTGCTCGTCGGCGTTCATAGATCTCTTCGCCATGGTTGAACCATTCTCGCAATGCAGTGTCAATGTTGATAGCGCAAGCATGCTCAGGTGTGAGTGGTGATTTGGAATCGCGCAAATACGCATGAAGCATTTTAAAGCACGACTTCTCAACAAGTGCACCCAGATAAACGCCTAGCTGGGGATGAAAAACACTCCGCCTCTTGAGAAACTCAAATTCCTCGATTGGCAGGAAATCGGTAAGTTCACTCTCCTTATCGGGCATAGTGTACGTTTGCCCATGGGCGGCCAAAAATTCCGACGCGCCTTTGATTGTGAAATTACTCACCTGCGGTGACACAGATCCGATATTATCGTCTCCGTATGTCAACAGTTTGACAAAATCCCGAAAAGGCATTCGATTGTCAAAACCACATGCTGGATTTGCGTCGTAAAAATAACAACGCAAATTCAAACTACCACAGATGCCATTAAGAATGACAGTGAGAGAGTTGCCACTAATGTGGGTCCCTTCCGTCAATCCTATGAGATCTCCATTGAATGCGATAATTGCAAAAACCACATCTCCTGTGAGTGCCTCCATGATTCGCAAGTCCTCTTCTGCATAGCCAATCTCACGGGCCAAATCGATGAGGATACGAAATGCAGCGAAGATGAGTTGAGAAGACAACTTTTGATCATACTTCCCATAATCACCTCCAAAGAGCCGTTCCTCCCCAAAATGGAGAATCTGCTCATGCAAATCGTTCCATTCAGGACCGTGAGCATTTATGCCAACAGCACACTCTGATTCGAGAGGGTGAAACTGCAAAATTCGCAGTATAGGCAGAAAATACTTACGGATGATGAATGTCAATGCGATACCATTGCCGTAGAATATCCGAACTTTGGATTTCGTTAGCACTTCATCTTTC